ATGCCCCCCACCATCGCGTTAAGCGAAGATATCCTGATCAACGTCACGCCCTTCGAGACCCGCGTCGCGCTGGTCGAGCAGGGATCGGTGCAGGAGCTGCACGTGGAGCGCAGCATCCAGCGCGGACATGTCGGCAATATCTATCTGGGACGGGTGGTCCGGGTGCTGCCGGGCATGCAGAGCGCCTTTATCGACATCGGCCTGGAGCGGGCCGCCTTCATCCATATCGCGGACCTGCGCGAGAACCGGAGCGAGCGCAGCCAGGGCCTGACGCCCACGCCCATCGAGAAGCTGCTGTTCGAGGGGCAGACCATCATGGTCCAGGTGGTCAAGGATCCCCTGGGCACCAAGGGCGCGCGCCTGTCGACGCAGATAAGCATGGCTGGCCGCATGCTGGTGTACCTGCCACATGATCCGCACATCGGTATTTCGCAGAAGATCGATTCGGAGTCCGAGCGCATCCAACTGCGGGAACGCCTGCAGGCGCTGATGCCGGCCGAAGAGAAAGGCGGCTTCATCGTGCGCACGCAGGCCGAGGGCGCCAATGACGAGGAGCTTGCGGCCGACCTGGAATACCTGCGCAAGCTGTGGACCAGCGTACAGGCGGCCGCCCGCACCCAGCCTGCGCCGGCACTGCTGCACCAGGATCTGACGCTGGCGCAGCGGGTGCTGCGCGACATGGTCGGCCCGAGCACCGGCGCGATCCTGGTGGATTCCCGCACCACGACCGCGGCAATGCTGGAATGGGCGCGCATCTATACGCCATCCGTGGTTGATCGCATCCAGCACTACAGCGGCGAGCGCCCCCTGTTCGATACGGCCAATGTCGATGAAGAGATCGCGCGGGCATTGTCGCGCCGGGTCGACCTGAAGTCGGGCGGCTACCTGATCATCGACCAGACCGAGGCGCTGACCACGGTCGACGTCAACACAGGGGGCTTCGTTGGCGGCCGCAACTTCGACGACACCATCTTCAAGACCAATCTGGAAGCGGCGCAGGCCATCGCCCGCCAGCTGCGGCTGCGCAACCTGGGCGGCATCGTGATCCTCGACTTCATCGACATGGAGGAACAGGAGCACCGCGAGACCGTGCTGGCCGAACTGAAAAAGGCGCTGGCGCGCGACCGTACCCGCATGACGGTCAACGGCTTCACCCAGCTTGGCCTGGTGGAGATGACGCGCAAGCGCACCCGCGATTCCCTGGCGCATCAGTTGTGCGAACCCTGCCCCATGTGCGAGTCGCGCGGCAACGTGCGCACGCCGCGCACGGTCTGCTACGAGATCCTGCGCGAGATCCTGCGCGAAGCGCGCCAGTTCAATCCCAAGGAATTCCGCATCCTGGCGTCGCAGGACGTCGTGGATCTGTTCCTGGAGGAGGAAAGCCAGCACCTGGCGATGCTGGGCGACTTCGTGGGCAAGCGCGTGTCGCTGGAAGTGGAGAACACATACTCGCAGGAAAAATACGACATAATCTTGGTCTGATGCTCTGGACTTCTCACCACCTATCACCATCCCTCTGAAAGCCGCATAAATCCTTGCGGCTTTATTTCCTGACTTCTCAGGCGTTATCCTCCCAGCTCACTAAAAATGGGTAGCTAGGTGGGTAGCCAAGCCGCCCAGCTACCCAAAACCGAGGGAACCATGGCGACGAAGCGTGTATTGCAGGGCCTGCTGACCGACGTCCAGATCAAGAGCTGGATCCGCGCCGGCGCACCGCTGGCCAAGTCCGACGGCGGCGGCCTGACGTTCACCCTTTCCAAAGCGGGCACCGCGGCCTGGGTGCTGCGCTACCGAATGCCCGGCCGGCGCGCCGAGGCCACCATCGGCAACTACCCGGATATCACCCTGGCCGAAGCGCGCAAGGAGGCCAGCCGGTTGCGCGCCATGATCGACGCCGGCAAAGACCCGGCCGCCGAGAAGCGCGAGGCCAAGCAGAAGGCCCGCGCGGCCAAGACCATCGACTGGCTGGCGGACGACTACCGCGGCAAGGTGATGCGTCACCTGGCACCCAACAGCCAGACGCTGTACGAGCGCCAACTGCGCCGGATCGTCAAGGCGTGGTGTGGGCGAGCAGTCGAAGGGGTGGGCCCGGGCGATGTCATCGACGTCATCCGCAAGACAAAGGGCGGTTTCACCACAGACACGGGCGGCTGGCGTGAGACGGAAGCCCTGTACATCGTCACCCGTGAGGTGTTCAAGCATGCCGCCGGCCAGCACATCGTCCAGGTCAACCCCGCCATGGGGATCAGCCTGGAATCCCTCATCGGGAAGCGGCCCAAGCCCAAAGTGCGCCTCATGCTGACCGACGACGAGCTGGCCGTGGTCATGCGCGCCGCCGGCATGAACCGCCAGAACCAGCTCAGCGTCTGGATCATCCTGGCGACCTGCGTGCGAGTGTCCGAGTTCACCACCGCGCTGCGCGAGCATGTCCGCGTCGACCAGCACACAGTGAAGCGCCTGGGCGCCGGCCTGTGGCATATCCCCGCGTCTAAGACCGGGCCCGCCATGGACATCCCCCTGGCGCCGCCTGTCGTGGAGTGGTTCCGCGAACTGGACGCGCTGGCGCTGGACTCCCGGTACATCGTGCCGGCGCGCTCGGTGGCGCGCTTGCGCAAGGGCGGCGGCGATGCCCCGATCGGCAAGGATGCCGTCTGGGGTGCCATCGGCTACTGGTTCGAGAACGCCACCCCCAACGTGCGGCCCTTCACCCCCCACGACCTACGATCGACCGCGAAATCGCATATGCGCGCCCTGGGCGTCAACCGCGACATTTCGGAGATGTGCCTGAATCACAAGCTCAAGGGTGTGGAGGGGATCTACGACCAGTACAGCTACTGGAAGGAGCGGCGCGAGGCGATGCCGCTATGGGCCGACCACCTGCTGGCGTGTCGCGGCGCCGGCGTCGAGGCGGCCGGCACCGCCCGCAATGCCCTGGCAGCCCTGCGCGCCGCGTCCTGATTGGAGAAGAACATGGAAGACAACGGAATCCTCGAACAGGTCGGCGGCCAGTACATTGCCGAGGCCCTGCAATCCCTGCCGCCTGCCGTCACCGCCGAGGACCGGGACTACCCGGTAGAAATCGACGCGGGCGACGCCGGCATGGTGCGCGTGATATTCCGCCGCCAGCTGACCAGGCGCGCCAAGCGCAGCCATTGGTTCTGGTCGGCCAAGAGGGCGGAGAAGGTCTAGGGCTTCGGCCAAGCCTCGACTGTGGCCCGGTGACGCGCCGCGCACTGCCCATACTGCACCGCCAGCGCCATGTAGCTGCGCGCAAAGTCGTCCCAGCTATCGCTGGTCACCTCGGGCACCAGCGGGCAAGGCTGGGCCAGATTGGCCGGCAGTATTGGCCAGGCGGCCGGCTTCGTTGATGTGCTGCAGCCGGCCAGCGTCAATACGGCAGCCAGCAGGCAAAGGGCTTTGGACTTCGACACGGGTGTACCTCTCGATGATCTTGGGCTGGGCGTCGCGCATGGCGGCGGCGCTGGCTTCAAACGTGCCGGCGATGCTGGCAAGCCGGCCGGTCTGCGCCTTGAACTCGTTCAGTTCGGCCAGGGCGTGGTCGGCGTTGGCCTTGGCCACCCCATCGCTGTAGCGGCTGGCGCCGTACAGCACCACGCCCGCTCCCAGCACCAGCACCACCAGCGCGTCGCCGACCCAGGGCGCGGCCATGCGCCAGAACGGGTTCACGGCTGCACCTGCGCGGCGGCCTGGCGGTAGAGATCCGGCCAGGTGTGCGGATGCGGCTTGCCCGGCCGCCAGGTGCGCAGATACAACGCCCAGGCCGCGTCCCCGTCGCCGACAGACGGCAGCGCCTTCGGATCGGTCCACAGCAGCAGCCGCGCGACGCCGGCGGCCAGCACGTCGTCATACTCGAGCGCGGCATAGATGGCGTCAGGGTCGCAGGCAACGCTGCGGGCCTTACACAGCGCCGCCAGGTGATCCTTACTCGCCGCGTGCAGGAACACGCCCCACACGCCGCCGCAGCTGGCCCGCGTGCCCTTCTCGAACTGCCAGAAGCCGCGCGCCGGGCCGCCAATTTGCTGGCGGTGCGTGAAGCGGCTCTCCTGCAGGCCAATCGCCAGCATCACGCACCTTGCTTCCCGGCTATCCATCTTGGCCGGCAACAGCGCGAACGCGGGGGTGATCGCCGTTTCGGTAATCGTCTTGAGGTCCATGAATGGCTCCAATGGGTATGAGCCATTCTGGAGTGCGCGGCGGTCGCCACCGGATTTTCGTCAAGCCAGCAAACTGGCGGTAGAATCTGCGCAAAGAATGATCAAGGAGCCGGTATGTTCAAGATGACAGTGATGGTCACCGCCCTGGTGTTGGGGCTGGCAGGCTGCGCCCAGCAGCAAACAGGCCAGGCGTATTCAGCGGCCGATCTCGCGCGAGAACAGCAAGCTTCCTACGATCGAACGCGCGACGGCGTGGCCACCATGATCGTTTCGGGCGAGATCACCCCGAAACAGGGTGCGCAGCGCATGGCCACCTACGTCAGGACCGCGTACCCGCAGGACTACGATATTCAGGACCTGTGGAATTACTCCGTTCTGGTCTTCTCGAAACAGGAGAAGGGCGAGCTATCGGAAGATGAAGCGGGCTACCTGATTCAGAAGAAGGCGAACGAGCACGAACAGAAGTGGCAGGCCAAAAAGACACAGTACAACGCAGCATCGGCGCAACAGGGCCAACCGAATATGGCACCCTACATCTTTCTTCAGAGCATGGGGAATTCTTCCCGAAACGCGTACAGTCCCGCCGGGCAACGTCAGTGTTCAACCACCTCGGTCGGCGGGGTGTACACGACCAACTGCTATTGACCGGACTCCCCTTTCGGGAATAGCGCCTGCAACCCGCCAGCAATTGCTTGCGGATTGGCCGTAGTCGAGCGCGAAAGAAACTCGGGCAACGCCCGGCTGACCAGCGGCCGGGCAATCAGGTTGGCTGCAACCGGGGCGCCGAGAATCGCCGCCAGCACGTCATATCGACCCGTCCCCAACGCAGTGAGTCCAGAGCCGAGCAGCCCGAATCGAGCCATAGCCGGCGCCGTGCCGCTGGGGTTGGCCAGATAGCGCGACCCGTCCCGAATGTTCGACGACACCTTCGCCAGGTTCATCAGCTCGTCCGTCAGCCCCGCTTCACCCAGGCGTCCGAACAGCGTGCTGCGCGCCTGGGGCGAAAGCTTGTTCCAGTTCGTCAGGAAGGTGTTGGTGCTGAAAGCGTCGCCCGCATCATTCTGATTGCCGGCCGTGGCGCGCCCCATGCGCTTCACCACCGCGGCGGCCAGATCACGACGGTTCGTCTTCGGCAACGCACTCACCACCCGCTGCAGGATCGTGTCGCCGTCGACGGTGCCCATCATCGCCGCATTGAAGATTTTCTCAGGCGTGTCCTTGCCAACGACAGCGGCCAGGTCGTCCAACCTGCCCAACTGGTCTCGGCTGAACTTGTTGGCCCACTTCCAAGCGCCGTAAGCGTCCGGGCCGGCCTTCTGCGCAGCATCACCCAGGTCGTCGGTCAGCGCAGAGTACAGCGCTTTCCACTTGTCGCGCGGAACGTCGCTCACGAACGTAGCGTTGTCGATCTCATTGCCGACCAGCGTGCGCAACTTCTTGATCGACTCGTACGGCAGCGTCGCCGTTTTGCGCGCCGCCTGCGCGCCGTATGCCGTGGTGTTGGTGTTCAGGTCGGAGGCCAGCGCGCGCTCCACCCCCTGGATCTTGCCATTCTTGAACATCGCGCTCAGGGCAGGCGCGCCGTCAATGTCGGCATTCAGCGCCGCCAACGCGTCCTTTGTACGCGACACGGCGATAGGGGTCGACGGCGGCAGATAATCGTCCAGCCGGTTGTACAGCTGGCCTTGCAGGTTCTTCACCCCAGCCTTGAAGCCTTCCAATCCGCTGCTGATCGATTCGCCGGCTTCCACGGCCCCCGCCCGCGGGGCCAGGCGCCCAACGATCTTGTCCACTGTTCCGGCGAGCTCGTCTGCTTGAGACGTCGCCTTTTTTGCGAGAACGCCCGCCGCGCCCGGTGTTTGCGACAGTCCGGTTTCGAGGCCCTGCCACACCCTGCGCTGGGTCGCCTGCCCCACAGTGGGCGTGGTGCCGGCAGCCTTGAATGCTTCCAGATTATTCGCGACGGTCTGCCGGCCCGCCTCGCCGCCGCGCATCGCGCCGCGTACCAGGCCGGCGGCACCCGCGGCCGCCAGCGCCGGCCCCATACCTCCCGCCAGGCCGGCGACCAGTTGCCCAATCGGGCCTGCGCCGCCCTCGCGCGCCAGCCCCGCCGAACCGCCGCCGGTGGCACCGCTTGCCACCTGGACACCGGGCGAGCTCGCCAGCACTCCGGCGATGCGCTGGCCCAGGCTGTTCACCATCGGGTTGACCAGCGTCTGCGCTGCCTTCGCCACGCCGCCGGCGCCGGCCATGGCGCCTGCCGCGTCTTGCACCACGCGTTCGGTGGCGTTCTCCGGTTCAGGCAGCCCCAGAGCGGACAGCGTGGCGTTCACATCCGCGAGGGGGATATCCGTACCGAAAAGCGCGTTGATGCCCTTGATGGCCGAGTTCGTGCCCAGCGAAGACAGCCCGGTCAGGCCGGTCACGCCAGCGCGCGCGGTCAGGCCGACTTGGCGGCCCAGCCGCGACAGCATGCCGCGCTCTTCCGGCGGCGCGGCCTTTGTCGTCGGGTCTTCCTGCGCCATGCCCACGGTCATGACGCCGTCCGGTGCGATTTCGGTGGTGGTCTTGGGCGTCGACGCCGCTGCGGTCGGTGCATCGTCCCAAATCACCTTGGCAGGATCGATGTCATCGTCCCACTTCACCTTGGCTGGATCGATCTTGGCGGGGGCCGGCGCGGCCTGCGCCGAGGGGAGGATTGCGGCGGCAGCCTTGTCCAGCGCGTTGGCCATGAAGCCCGCCGAGCGCTTGGGCTGCGCATAGGGACTGGACGGCAGGCTGGCCCACGTCGTGCCGGATTTCTTGATGGCCGTGTCGTAATCGCCAGCCAGCACCGCCGGCAGCGCGCCGTTGCGCCGCAGCAGTTCGACGGCGCCGATATCTTGGCTATCCGGGCCGAAGTCCGGCAGGTTCAGGGATTTCGCCAGGTCGTCCCAGGTGCTTTGGAGGAACTGGTAGCGGCCCGCTGCGCTGGTCTTGTTTGCCGTGCCGTCCGTCTGCGTGAAGTCGTGCAACTGCCGGGGGTGGTCTGCCAGCGATTCCAGGCGTCCGCCGCCAAACGCGGTGTAGTAGCCGTGCTTGTCCGTATCCTCGGCGGTTCCGATGGCATCCAGAAAGCGCCGGACGCGCTGGTCTTTCGTGTACGCGGTGAGTTCGTCGATCGTCGCCATGCCCTACTCCACGTATTCGATGCTGCCATCGCTGTATTGAACGACGGGCCGGCCGTCAATCTTGCCTCGGCGCGTCACCGTGCGCTGCGTCGGCGCGGCGCCACCAGCGGCCGACGTGCCGCCCTGCCCCACTGCCGCGGGCAGCTTCAGGTACTGGCTGTAATCCATCGGCTCGTGTCCGAAGTTCGCACGCATGCTGTCGTTGGCCAGGCCGCGCAACTCGGCGGCGCGCTGGTTGATGGCGAGGATTTCGCCGAGGCGCTGCTCGACCAGCTTGGGATCGTTGACGTTGGCCAGCAGTTCATTCCAGGCGCGCTGCGCATCGCCTTCGGTCTGCACGCCCTTGTTAAGGCGCAGCGAATCGTTGCGCAGCTTCTCCAGCGTGGACATGAAGCTGGCATAGGCGCGACTGTTCTCGCTGCTGATGCCGGCCCAGTTCCTGCCCTCGCTGATCTTGTTGGCCATTGGCCCCAGATCGAGCTTGCCTTCGCGGACCTGCTGCTGGATGGCTCCCAGGTCGGCATTGATACTTCCCACCAATCCCATGGCCTCGAGCGCTTCCTGCTGCATTTTCAGCGCGGCAGACGGCAGCGGCTTGCGCGACGGATCGTTGGCCGGCGGCAGAGGCCCACCGCCGGGGACCTGCGCGGGTTGGAAGGTGCCGGAGCTCGCATCAGCGAACCCGCCGCGCGCGCTGTCCCACTTCCGGCCGGCGTCACGTGCCTGCGCGGCTTTCAGCGCCGCGTCGGCCGCGGCCTTCTGACCATAGATGGCCGCGATACCAGGGCTTGCCATGATGCCCTCGCCGGTCGCCTTGTTCAACGCGTAGCCGGTGTCGCCCATGGCGGCGAAGGGTTCGTCCGCCTTGCCGAAAAGCACGGCAGTGCCTTGGTTGATCTTCTCCCGGTCGGTGCCAGGGTTGCCGATGTTCTGCAGCACCTGCTGCTGCCACCCGAGCTTTTGCAGATCCAGCGCGCCGCCGGGCGCCTTGTTGACGTCGTAGTCGGCCTTGAAGAGCGTGCCAAGCCCCTTCTGGATTGCGTCCAGTTCGGCCAGGTAGTTCGGATCCTGACGCAGATTGGCCAGGCGCGCACCCTCCATCGCGTCCTGGCCTGCTTTCGCAGCCTGGGCGGACATGAGACCGGATTGCAGCTGCGCCTGTTCGCGCACGTTGCCGCCCAAGGCCAAAGCCTTGATGGCGCTGCTCAGGCCGGGCAAGGCCGTCTGGGCGAAATTTCCGTCGATTTGTGCCATCGCTTACCTCACCGGCAACCAGTTGCCCGACATGCCTTTCGTGCTGCCGGTCCACGCCGACCCAGACCCGGCCCCACCACCAGCGCCCGCCGCCGCCGCGGCCGTGCCGCCCGCTTGTAACAGGCCTCCGGCCAACATCAGCCCCCCGTCGGGATTGCCGGCCCGCGTGATGCCGATCTGCGCCGCATTCCCACTGCCCTGCGAAAAGCTCTTCAGTCGATCGATGAACTGGCCAGTTTCGGCCATGCCCAGCGCCTCGTTCTGACGCAGGCGGCCAGCGCCGGTGATTTTGCCCAGGATGCTGGCCAGCGCGTTGGCGCTGCGCAACTGCTCGGCCTGCGACTTGGCACGGCCCGCCGTGTAATCGGCCGACACATTGCCCTGCACCGCCGATTGGTCTTGCATGGCCGGCGCGGCCTGCTCCACCGGCTGGATCATCTGCTCGGTGGCGGCTTGCTCCAGTTGCTGCTGTTTCTCCTGGCGGACCTCGGGAGCGAATTCCTTGGCGCGGTCGAGTGCGGCCTGCTCGGCTTCGCGTTGGAAGCCTTGCTGGCGCACCAGGTTCTCCTGGATCTGCCGCTGCTGATTGCGTCGTGCGTCCGAAGCGGCCTTCTGCTGGAGGGCCGCGCCGGCGATTGCCGCGAAGAGGGCTGCGATTCCGAACATGGCGGCTCCTTATACAACGCTGCCAGACGATCCGCCGCTGCGGATCGATCCCGGCTGCCACTGCTGATACGGCGCGGCACCTGCGCGCGCGCCCTGCTGTTGCTGGCCGTACAGGTAGGCCTGAGACAGGTCGCTAAACAGGTTGCCCACCGTGGCGCCGCTGCGCGCGGAGGCCGCGTTCGCAGAGTTGGCATCGAGCTGGGACAGCGCCATCTGCGCGGCCTGTCCGGTGTCGATGCCGGATTGCGCCATGGAAATCAGGTTCTGGCGGGTGCGCTCGTCGGCCGTCTGCAGGTCCGCCGCAGCCTGGTCGCCGATGCCGGCGGCCTTGATGAGGCCTTCGTTGGTGCGGCGCTGCAGCTCGGCGTTGCTGTCGATATCGGCCGAGCCACCCGAGAGGCCGGCGCGGGCCAGGCCGAAGCGGTTTGCGCGCTCCGCATCCAGGAACTGCCGGTCCACGTCACGGCGGTTCAGATCGGTCACGGCCTTGCGCTGGTCGTCGTACAGGCCCTGGCGATTCACCCCCTTGATGGTCTGCGTGCCGGTATACAAGTCCCCAGCCTTGATGCGCTTGTTGATCGCGTCGGTATCCGGCGTCATCACCGTGCGGAAGACGCCTTCCAGGTTCGCGCCGCCAGGGCCATATTTAACTTCCAAGCCGGGATTCGCAGCCCAGAAGCCGCCAGCGTCACCGCCGCCCTCATAGCGGCCAAGCGCTGGGTCGAGCCGATAGTCATACCAGCTCTGGCCGTCGCCGCTGCCATAGTTCATCTGATTCGCGCCCTTGGTGTCCGTCCTCCCCGTGGCGGGGTCGTAAACCTTGGTCATATCGACCTGGACGGCCTTGGTAGGAGCAATCCACTGCGTCCCGTCTGCGTTGTAGTAGGTCGCGTTCGGGTCGTAGCCCGTCGCAGCCCCGGTCGGCACGACACGGTCCTGCCCGCTGAAAATGGCGTTGATCGTGTTGATAGCCGACTGCACCCGCTGCTGGCGCTGGTCTTCCATCTTCTGGGCACCCCCGTCACCGCCGCCGCCACCTGACATGTCACTCTCCTAGATTCGCGCGTACCACGTTGTACGCTTTACCAAAGCCATAGCGCTGCAGCATTCTGCTCATCGCCTCGCCGCACCGCGCTTCCACCATGTCCGCCCCGGCTAGCCGGCAGAAATACTTGAACTTCCCGAACAGATCGGCCGCGATCTCGTCGAGCCGCTCGCCTGCCAGCGCGATGATGTTCACCGCAAGGGCGCTCGGATAGTTGATGAATTCGAAGGCCATCGCGCCAACCAGCGCCCCGCTGTCGTCCTCGATGCGGCCGATGTGCGCGGCGCCGCGGCGCGCCAGTTCGAGCAGTTGGGCGGGGCGGTATTCCGGCACTTCCGGCAGCCGTTCGAAGATCGGCAGCAACTGGGGGAATTCTGCCTCCAGCGCCTCCGGCCCTTGGATAAACGTCAACTTCATACGGCCCCCAGAGACTCGAAGTAGAGGGTCACCGCGTCCAGGCGGAAAGGCTTGCTGGACAGGTTGCGGAAGATCAGCGAAAACTCTGTGCCGCTGCACTCGACCGGGATAACGCCGTCCGGCCGGGTGTTGCCGCGCACGCGCACGGGCGGTGTGTAGGCGTCGGGGTTCCGCACGTCGAATGCCACCGAAAAGGTGCATTCGCCTTCCATCACGATGTCGGCACCCAGAATGCGCTTCATCTGGCCCGGCGCCTTCAGGTCCATATACGGCAGTTGCAGCAGCACCTCGAAAGGCGTGCCGGCGTCGTCATGAGCGTCTGCGGTGAACCGGTAGATGTCATCGCCGTTGCGGAAATACAACTCGCCGTTGAGTTCGGCGAAGGCGTCCACCCTGAAAGGGATGTAGTACCGCGACCAGGCCGCGATCTTGGCTGTGCGCGACACCGAGTAGACATAAAGGATGCTGCCGATCACGCAGATGTACTGGCCGGTGCCGTAATGAAAAAAGGCCTTCGGCACGGCGCTCGACTGGCGGATATCGGGCACCACCAGGGAATCGATGGGGCTGCCGACGTCGACGTCGGCCAGGTTGTTGGTGTACTGCAACGTCGTGATCGATCGGAAGCCGAAGTCGGCCAGGAAATACAGGTCGCCGGATACGTTGCGCACGGTCCGGGCATAGCTGGTGCCGACATTCTCCACACGGTCCACCAGCTTCATTGTCGACGGATCGACGTTCTGCACTTCCCAGATCTGCGCACCATCTCGGGCGAACACCGCAAGGTTGGCCTGGTACAGGCCCAGCGCGTTGGCGTTGCGGTCGCCGCTGAACTGCAGGCCAGTCGGCAGAAAGCCGGCATCGTTGGCCGTAGTCCAGTCCCGCGGTTTGTTCGCCGCGCAGTAGCGCACCGTCGATCCATCAGCGCCGGCTGCGAAGATCCGCGACGCGGTCTTGATGGCTGGCTTGCTGTGCGGGCAGTTCGTGTCGGTAACGGCAGTGACGGCCGTGCCGTCCAGATAGTGGTGCTTGACCGAGTCGTCCTGGTACTCCACCGAGGCATAAATGAACGCGTTGAACACGTCGGCAAACCAGACGTCCTTCAGCGGCCGCTCGCCGCTGGGGTGCGCGACCTTGTTGGCCTGGAAACGGCTATCAGCATGCGCCACTGTGCCCTGGCCATAGAACGTGTTGAGCTTGCCGAGCGCGGCGAATAGGCCCACCGTGCCCGGCTCCAACGTCGTGACCTTGACCAAGCCAGGCCGCTTCTGGGTGGCCAGGCCTGTAGTCACGTAGGCGTTCTTCATCTCCAACAGGCGGTTAGCATCCGAGACGCTGGCGCCCTTGCGCCGGTCGATGCCGAGGTCGAACTTGTCGAACGTGATCGAGCGCGCGGCCATCTATCGCCCCAGGATGAAACCGCCGTCGGCCGTGCGCACGACCTGCGGCGCGCATTCCTCCGGCGTACCGGCAACATAGCGCCGGTTCTCGTGCTGGTCCGACTTGAACTTCGCCAGCATCTGGTTGAAGGTCTGCCCAGCCACCTGGGCGTCGGGGTGCCGGTAGTGCGCCTTCGCATTCGACAGCGCATACAGGAAGACCAGACGGCCCGGCACGCTCGGCCGGTCCGCGTCCTGCTCGAACCGGCCCATGGACTGCGTGTATTCGACGATGATGTCGTACTGCCCGCCCGGGATGGGCCACACCTCCATCTGGCCGTTCAGCGTGTCGTACCGCTCGGGCACGTCCCGCATATCCGTCAGCTCGCGCTGGCGCTCCGTGATGCCCTGATGCAGCGGCTCCCGCCACGAATCCCCGCGGACCACCCAAACCGACAGCACCTGCGATGGGTCTATATCCTCGTCCTCGTCGTCGTTGTGCCAGTCATAACGCCACGATCCCGCCGAAGTCTTGATCACGCATTTCTTGCGCATGACCGATACGTCGACCTGGGACAAGATGAATTCGTGCGCTTCCAGTAGGAAATCGTTCAGGACGTCCCGGTTGTTGTCGGCGGCCGGCCCCTGTACGGCAAAGCCCAGGCGCGCACGCAAGCGGCGCCGCAGTTCGCCCAGGGTGCGGTAGCGATCGGAAATGATGGTCATGACGTCGTCAGCGTGAGAACGACCTGGCCGCCGACCTGCGACAGCGTGGCCGTGATGGAGGTTTTGCCGGTCAGCGTGGCAGTCTTCGGTGTGGCATCCACGGATGCCAGCTTGCCGGCGGCGGAACCGGCGGGATCGAACAGAGTGCCGATGTCGGCGCCGCTGGCCAACTTGACTCCCGTATTGGCCGCGCCGGTGCCGTTGGTCACGACCGTGGCCAACTGAAGCGATTGCAAGGTCGGCGTGTTTTGCCCATCGTCCAGACGCAGGCGGGAATTGTCGGGGATCAGGCGGAACTGGTAGCCAGTGAAGACGACCTGCGGCGCGGCGATGCTCATTGCTCCGGAGAACGACTGCGCCGACAGTGCGCCCTGCAGCGATTGGTCGGTCGTGACGTCGTTGCGGATGACCTTGGAATAGTCCACCACTCCAGGGTTGCCCTGAATCCCTTGGATGCCCTGGATGCCCTGAATCCCCTGGATGCCGCGCAGACCCTGCAGGCCGCGGATGCCTTGCAAACCCTGGATGCCTTGGATGCCCTGTTCGCCTTTGCCAAAGATGAAGCCGGCCGACCAGTCGCCCGACGTTGCCGAAAGCTTGAACGACAGCAGCCCGGTGTCGATGGCCAGGAACGAAAAGCCCTTGCCCTGCGTGTCGTAGAGCCCACGATTGGCGGCAATGTCTCGCGCATCGGCGTTGAAGGACGCGCCGACGGGGCCTTGCGTACCCTGCACGCCCTGCACACCTTGGATACCCTGGACGCCTTGATCGCCCTGGGGCCCGGGCCGAGACAGGTTCGCCTGGGCATCGGGCGTCAACTGTTCGACGCCGACCGTGGCTGCCTTCAGCGTGCCGTCGTCGGCCTGCAGCAGCGCCTGGTTCACCCGCAACGCGTTGATGCTCACCGAGACGTCATCGAATTCACGATTCAGCGCGCCGTGGTCCGTGCGGTCCGGGTTGTTGTCGAGGAAGTTCTTATGCCGGGTGTATTCCGGTGCTTGGCTCATTTCGCATCACCCCCCAGCTTGAAGGCGATGAGGCGCCGTGCGGCCAGTTCCAGGACCTGCTCGCCCAGGATTCCCACGGCCGCACCGGCACCGAACAGCACCGGCATCGGCGCATCAGGGAACGGGATCAGCAACAAGCCGGCGACGGTCGCCAACGCGCTGCCCAAGATCACACGACCGACGATCACCCGCCAGGACAGAGGCTCTTTGTTGGTCAGGGCTCGCCCGACGGCGACGAGCGCGCCGATGCCGGCGAGGTAGGCGATGGTTTTTTCCCAGTCGTTCATGGTCTTCCCTATTGCTCGTGTTCGTTCATTGTTGCGACGGAGTTTTCACTCCACCTGGACAGCCTCGATAAACATCGCGTCAGCCTGGGAGGCGGATAGGCCCAGGTGCTGGATCGCGTCCAGTGTGCTTGCGCTGTGGCGGTGCACGGTCGCTGCCATTTCCCACGCCAAGCGGCGCGGGTCATCGGCCGCCATGTTGGAAAAGAAGGCACTTGTCTGGGCCAGAAGCTGATGGCGCGCCAGAATCACGCAGCATTGGTACTTCGTCACCGTCTCGGGCACGGTGGCGGGCGCGGGCACGCTAGGGTCGTGCGCGGCAAGGACAGCCTCGACGGCGGCACGGTCTCCGGCGGGCAACGCCGGATTCAGCGTCACGGACCCGTCCAGATTGACGACATCCCCGAAATTCACGCCGTCCGGGGTCCACGCAATTGGCAAGCCCCAAAGGCCAGCGGCGGCGAGTTCGGAAGGGAATGACGGTCCAATAATCTTCATTGCTTGTTGCTCACGAAATAGCCGCAGGTTAGATAGGCAGTCCCGCTCCCCCCGGAACTCAACCGGGGATCGATATAGTGGAAACCCTCGCCCAAGCCGCCCTTGACGGCATACATACCGGCGGGGATCGATCCGTTGGCGACCGGGATCGTGCCGTATGACGCGCTCTCGGCCACACCGTCCAGGAAGATCACCAGAGTGGGCGCGATCCCAGCGGTATCGCTGCTGATCACGCCAACTGTGCCGAATTCCACGGCCTCGCCGGCCCACACCCACGTATTGACAGCGGGCGCGACCGATACCGGCGAGGCCGAGGCCGTCCCCGCGAGATAGGCGGACCCTCTCCCGATATTGCTGTAGCGGTTGAACCAAGACGCCACGCCGGGGACGACATCATCAAATTGAAACTGCCCGGAAGCATTCTTGAACGACATGCCCACCAGCGTCCTCGTGGCATCGCCCGACTTGATCTCAACCCCGTCGGAATGGCGCGCATGGCCAGTGATAACGCCCTCCAATGAGATCCCGCCACTCCCGTCATCCTTCGCATAGACGTAGTTCGCAGTGCCATTCGCGCCAGCAACACTGGCGATCGGCAAGGGGATACCCACGGCCGGAATGCGGTACTGCCTGCCGTTGATGACGAGGCCGTTGCCGTTGTAGGGCATCAGCCGACATTCGGTGGCGCTAACATAGAAAAACCGGCATTGACCATGTTCGCCATTCGTGACCACGTAGCGAGCGCCATCCCAACCCATCGGACCATGGCCGGATACGAAGATCGGACCGACGTTCGTGGTCGGTATGGAGCCGGGCGCATACACGGGCAGGCCCATGCCGGCTTCCGCCAACTGCGCATAGTGCTTCGCGGAAAACTCCACGCCGTCCACAGGACCGTCTGTCTTCGTGGCCCACTGTTCTGCCAACGCGGCATCCGCCGCGGCAGAGGCTGCCGAGCTGACGGCCTGAGCCGCCTTCGTCGTCGCCGTCGCCGCCGCCGGCACGGCCTCATCGCGCGCCTGCACGGCGGTGGTCGCGGCTCCGGTAGCCGTTGTGGCAGCAGCGCTCGCGGTTGACGCGCTGCCGCTGGCCGCCGTAGCCGAGCCGCCGGCGGAGTTTGCCGACGTGAAGGCGGCCGACTGGCTGGCGCTGGCTGAACTCGCGCTGGCCTGCGCCGCAGTGGATGCGGTCTGAGCTGCCTGCTGGGCGGCGGCCGCGGCTGCTGCGTCTGCATTCGCCGCGGCCGCAGCGTTCGTGGCGTCCGCGGCCGCCTGCTGGGCTTCCAGCACGCTGTCGTTGATGTTGCCGGAGAACTCGGCATACAGCTCGTCCTTGAGGGACTGCGCCAGCGAGTCCTTCGTCACGATGCCGTCGCGCAGCCCGCCGTCGTCCCGCTGGATCTTCGCCAGATTGGTCCGGATGCCATTGACCGACAACGAAACCGCGTCCAGCTCCGTGTTGATGGCCTGGTTGTCGGTCTGGTCCGGGTAGTCGGCGCCGAAGTCCTTGACGCGGTTGTAGGCGGGGGGCTGCGCCATGGTCGCTTACTCCTGCGGCGCGCCGGTGCCGGCGGTGTCGGCGCCCTTCTTGGCTTCGCCAGACGTCGCCGTGCGCCCACGACCACGGCCGCGCCCGCGGGCCTCGCGGTTGCCGGCGGTGTCGGCGATCTTGGCCACGGCTTCGTCCAGCCGATCGGCGGCGGCGTCGAGGTTGCCGGCGGCGCGCTTGCCGTAGACCTGCTCGACGAGCAGGCCTTCTTCGTTGCCGCCGTACTTGGACGCCAGGCGATTGAACTCGTCTTCCGACGCCGGCACCTCGCCGGCGATGTCGATGGGTTCCAGCGCTTTCAGGTCCAGGACCTGGCCGTCCACGGACTGCACGTTTTCTTCGCCGTGGATGGTTTGCAGGATGGCCACTTCGTGCGGGCGCACGGTGACCGGGGTGATGGTGTTCGCGTCGCGGCGGATCCGCGCATGGATGACAAAAGGCATGGTTTCCTCTCTGGAAAGAGCCGCCCGGCAGTCGTAGCCGCCGGGCTGCCCGATTAGGCGATGGCCAGGACCGAATGCGCGTTGGAGCGCTTCAGCACCAGCGCCAGGCGCAGGTTGATCATCTGGAACAGCGACAGCACGTTGTGCGGCCGCACCGGGGTGACGATGTCCATGTCGTCGTCGCGCAGGTCGATGAACTTCGTGTTCAGGAAGTAGCAGCGCTTCTCCCACGGGATCGTGGGGGAATCGAGCGCGTCCAGCGTCTCGAAGTTCGGATCCCAGACGATCGGCACGCCCTTGAAGAACAGGCCGGTTTCGGTGCCGGTGCCAGTGGCGGCGTCGATGCGCTTGGCCGTGCCGGATTCGGCGTTCTGGGTGATCGTGATCGTCTTGCGGTAGGCGTCGATGAACGCGGACCCGGCCAGGATGAAGTCAGGCGAGCCGCCGTTGCGGATGCACTTGCGCCACTGCAGTTCCATGGCGTCGGCCAGGGCGCCGGCCGTGCCCGTCGCGATCGCCGTGGCGGCGTTGTTGCGCCAGTACGTGGCCGTGGCGCGGTCCAAGCCACCGACCACGCCGGTAGCCGGCGCCGTGGTGATCAGGCCGTCCAGGCCCGTGACAGCGTCGGTGGACGACGTGCCGTCGCGGTGCAGTTCCAGGTCCAACTTCTCGAAGAAGCCCAGACGGAACGATTCCATCTGCTCGTCCATCAGGTTGACCAGCTGCACCTTTTCGCTCTGCTCGAGCTTGAAGGCGCCGCGTTCACCCTCGCGCACCTTGATGCCGTTGCCGAAGAGCGTGTCGTAGGAGATACGGAACGCATCGACGGCGCGGCGCCACGGGAAGGCGGCCTGGTCGGTCGTCTGGCGGGTGTTGAAGTTGACGGGGGTTTCACCGTAAGCCCACGCGAAATTGCTGTCGTAGGACTTGCGGACGTTCACCACCACGTTCTGCTTGGCGCCCAGGAACAGCTTGCGCTTGCTCATGAGCTTTTTCAGCAGGGGATGCTCCACGCCGATCTGATCGACCGGGGTGTTGCGCATGTAGTCGTCCAGGGAAACCCTCCCCAGATAGGCGAGATCACCAGCAGAAATGGGCATTTGTCGCTCCAAGAATGAAAGTTGCAAAAAGCCAACTTCCACACCGGCCCAGGACGCCAAACTGGATGTGCTTGCCCCTTCTGCCGTGCGCGACTCCGGCTTTCTCCGTCTTCAGGAGGGACTTGCGGCGCTACCGGACGCGACCCCGGCGATACAGCGACAAATTCGGTATGAGGGTGTTCGGAAAAGACGGGCCCGACTGGGCTGGCCGCGCTCTCAGCTATCGCGATTTCCAGCCGGGCCGTCTACCCCGTGCCACCCATGGCAATGCCAGTATGAGGGCGCGGGGCAAACGTCAAGCATTTTTGTCGATCACAGGCCGAGGCTGTCGATGTGCGACATGATGCGCTGGTCGGACGGTTGATCAGCGCTCGGCGCCGGCCGGCCGAGTGCGCCGGTGCGACCGCTGATCGGTGCCGGGGCCGGCCGGCGCGCCGCGGGTGCGACTTGGACGTTGTCGTACAGCATGCGGATGGCGGTCGGCCATTGGGCCGGCCGGTACGTCGTCGCGAACTCCTGCAGTTTGCGCGGATCTGCGAAGTACGTTTCCAGAGCCTTCATGCGCGCCGGATGGTCGATCTCGTGGGCTCGGGTTTGGACATAGCTTTCCAGCGCCTGTTGTGCCCGTGCCACATCTTGCTTGAATTGCGCGGTCTCCATCTCCACCTGCTGGGCCTGCTGCTGCCGCGCCTGCGCTGCCTGCTGGTCGCGGCGCATCTTCGCCACTTCCAGCGCGGTCTCGCGCGGCATCTGCATGTCCTGCACCATCTGGGCCAGGTCGGGGAAGTCCGACAGCGCGTCAACGCCCGGCGCGTCCTGGCCCAGGCGCCGATACAGCTCGGCTCTGGTCTGCTCCAGCATCTGGGCGGCCTGCTGCAAGTCGCGCGGGTCGTTGGAGTTGGCCAGGCGCGAGAATTCGATGTGCTGGCTGAACGTCTCGGCCGTCATTCCGGCGGCCTGCACCAGCTCGCGCACCGCCGCGACTTCGCCCTGGGCGGTCTTGCGCTCTTCGATGATCTGGGCGACACGGGCGCGGCCGCGCTCGGACTTGATGCCGGCCAGCAGTTCGCTGTCTTCCTGCTCGGGCGACTTCGGCGCCACCGGCGTGGCTGCTGGGGGATTGGCGCCCTGCTCCGGCGGTTGCTGGTGCTGCGGCGCTGCCGCGGGGTCCTGGGCGGGGTCGACAGCCTTGAACCGCCCCTGATCATCGCGGGCGCGGCCTGCGGGTGCGCCGCTGGCCTCCCCGGCGGCGGGCGCCTCGGTGATCGAGTCCAGGAACGCCGCGGCCTGCGAGCCGGCCGACGCCGGGGGCGGATCGCCAGCCGTGTCGGGTTCGTTCAGCGCAGGCGCACCACTATCCTGTCCTTGGCCGGCTTCGTCGTTCGGCGGCTGATTATCGAGATCGTCTTCCATGTGTAGCTCCTATTGGGTGAGTGCGGGGAGTGCGGGCGCCTGGGCGGGCGCCCCGGGGACCTGGCCGCCCTGCTGGACGGCCGCCATGGGGTCTTGGGTTGGGTCTGGCTGCCCTGCTCCTGGCTGCGGCGCCATGGCGGCGGGAGCCGGGCCGGGAGCTGCTGGCAGGGCCGGCGCCGGCATGGGTTTCGGCAGGAACTGGTCGACGTCGATCCGATCGTCGAATCGATGCAGCGTTTCGCGCAGCAGCGCTTCGAGCGGGCTGTAGTCGCCGCCCTGAGCGTTGATCTGCATGATCTGGCCCAGCAACTGCTGCACCAGCGGAAAGATCTTGGCCCAGGTCTCCTGCGCCTGAACCTTATCTGGCGCACCGGTGGTACCGGCCACGATATTGATCTCGACCATGTCGAAGATCTGGTCGCGCGACAGCTGCGGCCAGTCGTATGCCGGCTCCTCGATGACCTGAATCACCGCGCCGGGGTTCATCGGGTCGGGTGCGACGCCCATCTTGTGCTGCCCGGTGTAGCGTTCGACCTGGGCGGCGGTCAGCTCCTGCAGCAGGATCTGCGCCGCGCACTCGTCCATTTCCTGCAGCAGGTCCTCCAGCTTGTCGCGGAATTCGGCCGTGCGGCCGGACAGCGACTGCTGCATGATGCTGGCCTCGGTCGCCGTCTTGGGCTGCACCACGGTCGAGCGCGCAGCGTCCTGCAGGCCTGTGACCTGCTCCCAGTCGACGCGGATGGGGCCGGTGTCGTAGTCCGCCGGGTTCACCGGGATCGATTGCTTGGGCCGGATGACCTGGTCCAAGGGCTTGCCGTTGGCGTCCACCAGCGTGACTTCGCCCAGAACGCTGTCTGTGAACCGCTGCACGTTCTTCGAATCCACCGCCTCACGGTCACCGATCCAGCCTGGCTTGTTCAGATCGCGATGGCTGGCGAACTTGTCGCGCGTGTCGTTGTATTCGTTTTGCAGCTTCTCGGTCAGGTCGACCAGACACGGGGCTACGAACTGGCCGGGCAGCACCGCGTAAGGCAGGATGAAGTACGGATACCAGCGCTGCCCGGCCTTGTCCACCGGGTAGGGCTCGCGGCAGAAGAAGTTGCAGCCGTCGGCCATGGTGTAGACCAACTGGCTCGTGCGGTCCCAGATCTCCAGAATGCAAATGATCTCTTCGTCATCGCCGGCCTGCTGCATTTCGCCCGACATGAGGCGATTGCCGCTGTCCATTCCCTGGCCGTCCTTGCCATTGCCCATCTGGAAGGCGGTCGTCTTGTAGGCCTTGGCCTTGGACAGGTTCACCTTGTACAGGCCCTGCGCGCGGCCGCGCGCCATGAGCACCTCCTGGATCATCCAGTCCGCGCTGGTGTAGTCGTCGAACTCCACGACGGCATCGTCGATGATCAGGTTTTCCGGCAGAACCCGGTCCAGGACGAGCCCTTCGGACCGGACAACCTCGGTTTGGGCTTCCAGTCCGCGCAGTTGCTCTTCCAGCTCGCGCTTCTTCAGCTCGGCGTCGCCACGGCTTTCCGGGTCCTCGGTCTGCTGGATCAGGTTTTCCAACTGCACCAGGTTGTCCTGGGCATCGCTGATCCGCTGCATGATGAGCGGGTCCTGTTCAATGTCGCGCTGGTAGGTCATCTTCACGATACCGAAATACTCGGTCATCGCGGCCAGCACCGACATTTTCATGCGGCTCTTGAGCTTGGCCATCCGCATCTGCTTGGACAGCACCGTTTCCAGCGTCTCGCAGAACAGCCTGACGTCCTTGTTGCGCCAGGTGCCCGTCACCGACACATCCGGGTTTCGGGCGTAGATGTTCGGCAGCGTGGCCTGGGCCGTGGCGAAAATCAGGTTGGCGCGCGGGTCGACGAACTCCTGGGTCTTGGGGTCCTTGTCCCAGCAGAAGCCCGCCACTTTCTTGCGGTTGTGGGCGATGCGCTTGCGCAGCTTCTCCCAGTGCTTTCGGCCGCGAGAAACCCGGCCGGCCCACTTCTTGGCCAGCTGGTCTTCCGGCGGCGTGGGCAGCTCATTCTTCGGCGCCTCATCGGCGGCCGGGGTCAAGAGGTCGTCAGTCGCCATGGTCAAACCCGCATGCTGTAGTTTCCATGGGCGTCATGTTCCCCGTCCGAGGCGTCATCGTCGGATTTTTGTTGATTCTGCGCATCCGGCGCGCGGCGGATCGGGCCTGTCGCATACATGGTCTCGTCCCAGGCGTGGTCCTCCATCGAGGTGTCCACGTCCTCGAGCAGGTTCTGGTCTGGCATCAGCAGCGGCACGGTGCGGATCCAGTGCTTGCACGACTCGAACACCTTGAGCCTGTTGGCCATGAGCAGATCGACGATGCGCTGGGCGCCGTTGATCCGCGACCCGCGGCCCTTGGCCGACTCGCGCCAGACCACCCCGGCCTGCTTGAACGCGCGGGCAATGCTCTCGGTGCCCTGCTCGCTGAAGATGGCCGAATCGGCGATGTTGTGCCGGTATTCGTAGCCCATGCGCGCGTCGTGCTTCTCGATTTCCTTGATGCGCCTGGCCACGGCGGCGGCCTCCTCGCGGCTGCCCACGTTGGCCTTGCCGCCGTAGCCGTACAGCTCGCGCCAGCGGTAAAAGACGCCGTCGTTGGACAGCGCCCACCAGCCCACGCTGTAGGGCTTGGCGAAGCCCCAATCCATGGCCTTCCACACCTTCCAGGTGTGCGGGATGACGAAAGGCTTGATGACATGGCGCTCGGGGTCGAAAACGCCTTCCAGGAACGACCCGGCCACCGCATCCCAATCCCCTTTTTCGAACGCGCGCACCACGGCGGCCGAACCCAGGCCGCGCAGGCGCGCGCGGTAGGTCGGATCGTCCTGGGCCATGGTCGGGTTGTCCTCCAGCAGCGCCGGCACGTACTGGCGCAGCATGCCGCCCTCTTTGTCCGGCGTGCGCCAGATCTCCATGGGTTCGTGGGCGCCGTCCTTGCCCAGGCCCCAAGCCTCCTTTACCCAGCCGTGGCCCACGTTGCCCGGGTTCGAGCCGGCCAGGATGCGGGGGAAGCAACCGCGGTGCTCCGCCGGCAGCTCAATGGACGTCATCCGCACACGCGAGCGCAGAAAGCGGTAGATCACATCCGTGAACGTCGTGAGCTCATCGATCAGGAGCACATGAATTTCCGCGCCCTGGTACTTGAATCGATCCTTCTCGTGCTGGCAGTGGCACAAGTAGATTTTCGAGCCGTTCCAGAAGCGAATCTCCGTTTCCAAGATCTGCACCAGGCCGCGCACGGCCCACGGCGCCAGCATGGCGCGAAACCCTCGGCTCCCTTCCATGTGGTTCTTGATCAGGTCGTCCAGCACTCGGCGGAAAAGGTAGACCTGCAGGCCCGGAATCATCGAGCACCAGATGATCGCCAGCGCCCGCATCAGGAAGGACTTGCCACCGCCTGCCGCGCCGCCGAAAAGGATCTCGGTGGCGATGCTCGATAGGATTTCACCCTGGCGCGGGTGCAGGTTGATGTCCAGCGCGGTCATTTCTTACCGATGGTCACGTTGATCGTCGCGGGGACCGTCAACGGCTTTCCGTCCTTGCCCGTGTGCTCGACGGCGGCCAGGCGCGGGTGGATGTACGGCGCTGCGTCTTTCGCGACATCAGCGGCGGCTACCAGCAGGCCAATCCGGCTCACAGCCTTCCCGTTCAGCTCGGTGGTCTGCTCTTTGTCCTTGGCGCCGCTCCCGGCGGCCAACGCGTCCGCCTGGTCAACGAGCGCGGTCATGGCGCGCAACATGACCTCCAGCGGCGTGATGCCTTCGGCGGCGGCCTTGTCGGCGATCTCGCGCGTCTTCTTGGTGGCGGCGCCCGGCTTGCGGCCCGCGCCTTTCCTGGCGCCGCCGCGCTTCGAGCCGTTTGATTTAGTTTGATTGTTTTCCATCATTTCAAACCGCGTTGCAGTAATGGCTCATTCTGTCGGCCCCGGCAGCGGCTCCGGGCATTTAGTCAACAGGTGTGGCATCAGAGCGACGGTCGACCGGTCGCGACCCCCACCATCGACATAGCGCACGACACAACGCTCGTGTGCATCGAAGCGAGATTCGGAGCCCTTGTGCGCGACCACAGTCCCTTGTCGTCCGGTCGGCGTGATCACCAAGGTCCCAACCGGGAACGAATCGACATCCCGCAGGCGCGACGAATTCGTCTCTTTGACTGCGCGTCCCCGCGCCCGATAAACACGGCCCGTCGCGGTAATCTGCAACTGGTAGTTTTTTGCAGGTTCAGGCGTGGACCGTTGGACCTGATGGTCCCTATCGTTTCTATCTTTACCCTTTTTCCCCCTATTCTTTACGCGCGATAAAGGTAAGAGATTTATATGGTCCATAAGGTCCACCATCTGAAAACCCGCTTGTTTCCTAGCGCTGGGACGGGACAGATGCAGCGTTGCTGTATCCGGTCCCATCCGTCCCATACGGTCCGTTAGCTGTCGCATGCTCACACCAGATCAGAAAAATCCGCGTCCGAATCCGCAAAATCTGCGTACTCGTATTTCTCTGCGGTTTCGTGCACCCAGACACGGGGACGGCTATTTCCAATTCGCTGACGATGCTGTGTGTACCCAAGCTGCTTCATCAAGCTCGCAACGCGCCTCTCTTCCCCTTTCTTGATGTTTTTTGCGTCAAAGCCCAAGGCGCCTATCAGCACCTCGTGGGTCTGGACAACCATGCGGCGGCCCGCGTCCGGCCCCGGCTCGCCACCCACGACATTGAAATCGCCAGCGGTGAGCCACTTTTCAACCACGGGCGCCCACGAATCGCTGATCTTGTGATCGCCATGCACGTCGCGCGCCAGCGTTTCAGCCTCGTACCAATCCACGCCGGCCGCCTGGAACATGGCGCAGCCTTCGGCCCAAAGCTGCAGCCGGTCCCGCTCGATCGCCTCCACATCCACCAAACCGTCGACCACCACCGGCAGCCAGCGCCGCTCGCCCGTGTCGTCGGACAGGAACTCACCCACGTTTGCCGTACCGATGAAGAGGTTGCGCCGCGGAAAGATGGTGTTGAACTCTTTGTAGAGGGGCCGCCATTCCTCATGGCGCCGTGTGATGAAGGCCTTGATGGCCTCCGCCTCGCGCGAGTACAGGCCCTTGAGCTCTGCCAGCTCGATCACCAGCCGCCCGCGCATGCGCCGGCTGGCTTCGGCGTCACGGTCGGCCAGATCCATCTCGGCGAACAGCTCCGGCCAGGGCACCATAGCGGCCACGCCGGACGACTTGCGCGCGCCCTGCGGACCGATCAGCACTGGCACCATGTCCGCCTTCGCGCCCGGCTCCATGGCCCGCGCAGCGAGCGCCGACCAGGTGTAGCGCGACACGGCGCGCGCGTAAGGCGTGGCTTTCACGCCACAGTAGCGTTCCAGGAAGGCCTCCACGCGCGGCACGCCGTCCCATTGCAGGCTGCGTGCCCACTCGATCGCCGAGTCGAAGCGGTTCTCGATGGCCACCAGCCAAACCGCGTCGCGCAAGGCCTCCTTGGTGATCTTCTTGAACCCGCCGCGCTCCATGAAGATCTGCATGCGGGTGTAGTCCGCGTCCTCGAACTGGCGCCAGGCATCCGGTGCGTGGGCGAGCGCGGCCATTATCTCGGCCCGGAAGTCGTCATAGCGCAGCACCACGTTGCAGCAGCGCGGATCGCGCGCGGCCATGGTGAGGTTGTCGATGGTGGCCAGGATGTTGCCGTGATCGTCCCGCTTGAAGGGCGGTAGCGGCGCGGCGGGCTGGCCGTCCGGCGCGCGCGGCGCCTGCACCACATCGAAGTCGCGCGCCACCAGCTCGGCCGGCTCCTGCCAACCGGCCTGCCGGGCCATGTGCAGCACCGTGCGCACGGTCACCGCATCGGGCCTGGCGCTGTCGATGTAGGGCCAGACGCGGTTGTCCAGGAAGTCAGGGTCGTATTTATCGCTACGCGCGCTGAACTGGTGGGCGAGCTCCAGACCGTAATCGGCGCCGGCGGTCGCGTGGTGGATGGCGAAGATCACGTCGCGCCACTGGTCGTAGTCGAGTGCCGCGCCACCTTCGTTCTTGATGGCGCCCAGGGCGCTTTGCAGCACCGCGGCGTCCGCGTCGCCGGCCGGCACCAGCACATGGCCGCGCTCGGGCTTATCCAGCACCGGCACGGGATCCGACATCGGCCAGTTCATGCCGACCAGGTAATCGCGCGGCAGGTCGTCCAGGTCGAACGGGTCCAGCGGCACGCTGGCGCCGGCCAGGGGTAGGATGAACATGTTGCCGAAGCGCTTCTTCTCAGTGCCCACGGCGTCCTGCTTGGGGAACACCTCGACCTGGCCGTCGGCGACGCCCTTGGTGCCTGGCCCAAGGCCGGCGGCGGCCAGCGCCGCGCGCAACCACACACGCACGCTGTACGCGTCCTGGGGCGCGGCCCACAGGCAGTAAAGGTGGATGCCATGACCGCCCGAGGACCGGAACGCCACCGGCCGACCGCCCTGCCGCTGCAGCGCCACCATGACGCGCAGGGCCGTGGCCTGCATCTCCGGCCAGGCCGTGTCGCCCTTGTGGCTGTCGAAGTCCAGGACGCCCAGCAGCGTGACGGACTCGCCCGGCCGGATGGGCGCCGCACCGTAGGCCGGGCCGCCGTTGACGTGCTGCGCCAGGCGCGCATCGGTCAGGGCCTCGTCCACGCGGCGCGGCCCGTCCTCGGTTTTCTTCCAGCACACATCGCGGCGAACGCGGTCGACGATGGGGCCCAGCGCGGCGACCAACGCCTGTTTTTCGGCCTCGGTCATACGCCCGCCGGTGCGAGATCAAGCATTCCCACCGGCAGTTGCAGCTGGCGCTCGATGCGGCGCGCGGTGCGTTCGCTGATGTTGCGCTCGGGGTTCTTGCCGATGAGCTGGGACACGTAGGACTGGCCGACCCCCAGGCGCCGCGCCAGCGCATCCTGGCCGCCCTCTTTCTCGGCGATCTTGCGCAGGTGGGACAACCGCGCCGCGTACACCGCGGCCAACGGATCTTCTTTCATAGGTCGCTCCAATGGTCAGTTTGCTAACGCAGTTTAGCAATCAGCCATATTCGCGGGCAAGGCAACATTACGTATTGCTTATCTTTCGCACGGATGTTACTGTCCCGGCCTAGCGTTAACCCCACCCAACCGGCCCGAGGAACTTCCCATGAATCAAGAGTCCGCGCTCACCAAACAACGCCGCCAGAACCTGCGCACTGTCCTGGAAGAGCAAGGGGGCCCGGCGAGCTTTGCTAAAAAGCTGGGACAGTCGGGCCCGTCGTTCCTGTCGCAAATGGCCAACGGCCACCGCGCGATCACCGAGAAAACCAGCCGCCGCATTGAGCAGGCCGCCGGTAAACCCGAATACTGGATGGACCAGCCGCACTCGTCGGTAGGCGGCATCGCGCCCCAGGCGACCGTGCACACGGATCCGAGCTTCGTCGGCGGCGCTGTCAAAGCGGTTGCAGAGATACAACAAAGCCTGGGTGTGTCGCTTTCGCCCGACAAGTTCGGCGAGGTCGTGAACCTGGTCTACGAACACGCCCAGCGCGTCGGCAACATCGATCGTGAGTTCGCCGCTCGGTTGCTCAAGCTCACTATGTGAGTGCGACACGCCGACCTGCGCGCCACTGCGCGTAGTGCAAAACTAGATCGGGGCGTGCGCGCGCCCACGTAGCGTCTATGTCCCCAAAAAAAAACCCGCCTCGGCGGGTTTTTTCATTTCCGTTCAGATTAGCAACTGCGAAATTTCGGTTGCCCGAAAGTGTACTGTTTGCTAATCTGCAATCGCAGTCACCGATTTCTATCAGGAGCACACAACATGAATTTTGGAATCACCGTCGAGCGCGAGATTTCTCACGCCAAGGTCATCTTCACCGCCATGCTGGGCACGGCGGCCGAAGCCCTCGAGACCGCCACGCAGTTGGCCACCGGCACTGCGCCGGCGCCCGCCAAGGCCCAAGCGGAAAAAAAGCCCGAGACGGCGGCCACCACCGCCAAGCCTTCCACGGAAGTGCAGACCTCGGCTGCGTCGAACAGCTCGGCCAGTTCCTCGACCGCATCCAAGAACGCCAGCGAGCAAGGCGCGAAGGGTGACACGCCCGCCGAGCTGAACTACGACACCGACGTCAAGCCGCTGGTGCTGGCCATTGCCAAGGACAGCCGCGAGAAAGCCGAGGCGCTGCTGCAGCGCTTCGGCGTGCAGTCGGCCAAGGCGCTCAAGCCCGACCAGTTCGCCGATTTCAAGGCCAAGGCCGAGCAGGTGATCGCGGGCACCTACGACCCGATCGCGTCCGACGAAAAGGCGCTCGCATGAACGGCCGCAAAGCTCGCGCGCTGCGGCGGGCCGCGCGCCGCATGACAGCTGGCCTGCCCTCGCACAAGCTGGTCAGCGAGGGCGGGCGCCAGGTGATCGTGCCCACCGGCGAGCTGGACGCCAAGGGCCGGCCGTTGACGGCCTTCGTCGAGATGGTCGGCACTGCCCGCCACGCAGCGACCTGCACCCGCGCCGTGTACCAGAAGCTCAAGCGCGTGTACGGCCACGCCAACCTGGGGACCTTGAAATGACTGAACCCGCACACGCCACCCTATCGCCCTCTGGTGCCGAGCGGTGGTCTACGTGCCCGGCCAGCGTCCAACTGGAGTCCGGCTACCCGGACTCCAGCAGTGACTACGCCGACGAGGGCACGGCCGCCCACGCTGTCGCCGAAATGGCGCTGCGTGAAGGCAAGGATGCCATCGCCTACAAGGGCCAGCGCATCCCGATGCGCGGCGGCAATTCCATCGAAGTCACGGCAGACATGGCGACCGAAGTCCAGAAGTATGTGGACTACGTGCGCGACGTCAGCGCCGGGCACGAGCTGATGCTCGAGCAGCGCCTGGATATCAGCTGCTGGGTGCCCGAGGCGTTCGGCACGTCCGACGCGGTCATCCTGCGCGAAGACGGCGAGCTGCACATCTGCGACCTGAAGTTCGGGCGCGGCGTGAAGGTCGACGCCGAGGAAAACAAGCAGATGATCCTATACGCCCTGGGCGCGCTGGATCAGTTCGCCGTGCTGATGGACTTCGAACGCGTGCGCATGACCATCCATCAGCCGCGCCTGAACCACCTCAGCGAGTGGACCATCACCGTCGACGAGCTGCGCGAGCGCGGCGCGCGCCTGAAGGAAGCCGCCGAGCGGGCGTACCTGTACGTCGACAGCGAAACGCCGCCCGCGCCGTCCGACTTCGGCCCGTCCGAGAAGGCGTGCCGCTTCTGCAAGGCGAAAGCGACCTGCCCCGCGCTGGCCCAACGCGTCCAGGAAGAGATCGGCGCCGATTTCGACAACCTGACCGCATGGGCGGTATCAGATGAGCAGAAAGCCATGACCCTGAAAGCGCTATCCCCCAGCACCCCCGAGGCCCTGGGTAAGGCGATGCAGGCGATCGACCTGATCGAAATCTGGTGCAAGGGTGTCCGTGGCGAGGTCGAGCGCCGCCTGCTGCTGGGTGAGCCGATCGAAGGCTGGAAACTGGTCAAGGGGCGCGCCGGCCCTCGCAAGTGGACCAGCGAACAGGAGGCCGAGGACCTACTCAAGTCGATGCGCCTGAAGGCGGACGAGATGTACGACAAGACGGTTATCAGCCCGACCACGGCCGAGAAGCTGCTCAAGGACACCCCGCGCCGCTGGGCCAAGGCCCAGGCGCTGATCACGAAGTCCGAGGGCTCGCCGAGCGTCGCGCCGGCGTCCGACAAGCGCCCCGCGCTGGTCATCCAGCCCGCGGCGGATGACTTCGACGACGTCACGACCAGCGCTGGCGCCGCAGAAGGGGCGGACCTCGTATGAACACGCCCCAACCGCAGCCCAGCAGCGCATCGCCAACGGCAGCGTCCGGCGCCACCAGTGGCGCGGCCGCCGTCCTGCCGCTCGAATCCCGCCTGGCGCTGCAGGCGGCAGCCCGCGTCAAGAACCCCCTTCAGCGCGCCAAGGCGATCGCCAACGCCGTCGACCGCGTCAAGCGCGCACACCCCGAGCTTTTCCGTTGAACCCCAGCATCAAATAGACAGACCCATAAGGAACTGAACCATGAAAGTGAAATTGAATGTCGTCCGCGTCGCCTTCGCCCAGGCGCTGACCGAAGCCAAAGCATTCGAACCCGGCCAGGAGGAGCGCTACGGCTGCACCTTCCTGATCCCCGAGCAGGGCCACCCCGCCCGCAAGGCCGTCGAGGACAGCATGTACGCCGTCGCGGCGGAAAAGTGGGGCGCCAAGGGCAAGGCTATCGTCGACAACCTGCTGGAGACGGGCAACCCGAAAGAGGTCTGCTACTACCCCGGCAAGCGCAAGGCCTACGACGGCTTCGAGGGCAACATGGCCCTGGGCGCGGTGCGTCAAAAGAAGGACGGCATGCCGCTGCTGCTGGACGCCGACAAGTCGCCCATCATCGACGCGGCGAAGGGCACCGCCTACCCCGGCAAGGAAGGCCGCATCTACTCGGGCTGCTACGTGAATGCCACGGTCGACCTGTGGGCCCAGGACAACAAGTACGGCAAGACGATCCGCTGCACGGTCAACGCCGTGCAGTTCGCCAAGGACGGCGATTCGTTCGGCGGCACCAGCAAGGGCGACGCCAGCGACTTCGACGATCTGGGCGATGGCTCGGCCGCCGGCGACGACCTGGCCTAAAAGGGGAACCATCATGCACAACATCACTTCGCCGCGTATCGACGACGTCAGCATCGAGCAGCAGATCCTGGCCAAAGGTAAGACCGCGCCGCGCGTCACGCCGGCCGACATTGAGGCCAACATCGACGCCGAACTGTGCTTCACCGTAGGCAACGCTGCCGACGCTCTCGGTGTGCCCACGAGCGACAGCACGCGCCTGTTGACCATCTGCGTACTGACCCTGCGCAACGGCTTCACCGTGACCGGCGAAAGCGCGTGCGCCAGTCCGGAGAACTTCGACGCCGAAATCGGCCGCAACATCGCCCGCCAGAACGCCGTGCAGAAGATCTGGCCGTTGATGGGCTACGCATTGCGCACCGAGCTGTCCCGCCCCGTGCTGACCGAGGCAGACGCCGCAGCCGACCTGGCCGGCACGTCGCGGCCGCCGCGCTGAGTCCATAACCGCACAGCGCCAACCGACTCGGCGCTGTGCGATAGCGGGGGCTTCCCAACCTCCCCAGCCGTGCCCAGGACCACACGGCGCCCACGCCTCGGATCGCTACCCAGCTTCGCCCGCATCGCTGTTCACGGGGCTGGTGAGTCTGCGCAATCCGTTGGAAGCCGGCAATAGAAATGGCGGCAATCCGGGGCATGGTCCATCCCAAAATTTCGAGGTGAACCGTGGGTGAATACGCGGACGATTCCATAGACCGACTGTTGAGCGACCCAGGCACATATTGGGGCCTACCCCGCCGCTGGTCTCCGCGCTCTGGCTGGCGCGAACGTTTGGTCGAATGCAACCGCTGCGGGGCTGACGGCCTTATCTGGACTGAAACACCCGGTGGCTGGCGCTTGTACGCCGGCGGTGTACTGCACCAATGCAGAGCCGCCGACCTGTTGGCTGATGCCGCCGACGATTTCGACGTGGTGGGGTAGCCGTGGCATCGCCGTACGCAAGCCTGGCCGAGCGCATCCTGGCCAACACCATGATCTCTGACGAGCTGTTCCACAACGGCACACCCTGCTGGCTGTGGACCGGCGCGCGCAACGCGTCCGGCTACGGAAAGATGAGCATGCGATTCAAGAAGGGCCCGCGCAAGGGCAAGGTGAAATCCGCGCTCGCGCACCGCGTCGCCCTGGTCGAGATGGGCGGCCGGCGCCTGAACAGTAAGAGCGTGGTGATGCACCTGTGCAACAACAAGCTGTGCTGCAACCCCGCCCACCTCCAGGGCGGAACGCAGCGCAAAAACATCCAACAGTGCGTAGCCGAGGGCCGGCACTTCACTCCTTTCAGGAGGGCTGCATGACCCCCACCGCCGTCGCATTCCACGATTTGGAGACCTTCAGCGAACGCGACCTGAAGACCTACGGCACGCACGCCTACGCCGAAAAGGCCGAGATCTTGCTGTGGGCCTACGCCCTGGGCGATGATCCGGTGCGGGTCTGGGACGCCACGGCCGATCCGCGCCCGCCGGCCGCGCTGGTCGAGATCCTGCAACGCCCCGACACGCGCCACGTCTGGCACAACGGGGGCATGTTCGACCGAACGATCATGAAGCACGCGCAGCCGGACCTGCACGCCCTGATCCCCGAGGCGGCCTGGTGGGACACGATGGTGCAGGCATATACCCACGCCCTGCCCGGCGCGCTGGACATCTTGTGCGACGTGATGAACGTGCCGCTGGACCAGCGCAAGCTCAAGACCGGCAAGGCCTTCATTCAGCTATTCTGCAAGCCCCGCCCCAAGAACCAAGCACTGCGCCGCGCCACCCGCCACACACACCCGGCCGAGTGGGCGCAGTTTGTCGAATACGCCGGCCAGGACATCGAGGCCATGCGTGTCATCTACCGCAAGATGCCCACCTGGAACTACAGCGGCGAAGAGTTCGACCTGTGGCTGTTGGATCAGCGCATCAACCAGCGGGGCGTTCTGGTGGACCGGGAACTGGCCCAGGCGGCCGTCACCACGGTGGAGCGCGCGAAAAAATCCCTCGCCGCCCGCACGGTCGAGCTTACCGACGGCGCGGTCGAGTCGGCCACCAAGCGCGACAAGCTGCTGGCACACCTGCTGGCCGAGTACGGCGTCGAGCTGCCCGACCTGCAGGCAAGCACGCTGGAACGGCGCATCGAAGACCAGGCGCTGCCCTGGGCGCTGCGCGAGCTGCTGGCGATCCGCCTGCAGGCCAGCACGTCCAGCACCAGCAAGTACAAGCGGCTCATCAACGGCGCCAGCGCCGACGGCCGCCTGCGCGGGTTGCTACAGTTCGCCGGCGCCGGGCGCACTCGGCGCTGGGCCGGCCGGCTCTGGCAGCCTCAGAACCTGCCGCGCCCCAAGATCGGCACGCTGCGCGACGAGGCCCTGCAGGATGAAATCGACTTCGGTATCGACGCCATCAAGGCGGGCGCGGCCGACCTGATCTACGAGAACGTGATGGAGGTAGCCAGCGCCGCGATCCGCGGCTGCATCGTGGCGCCGCGCGGCAAAAAGCTGGTGGTGGCCGACCTGGCCAACATCGAAGGGCGCGACGCGGCCTGGCTGGCCGGCGAGTCCTGGAAGCTGCAGGCCTTCCGCGACTTCGACGCCGGCATCGGCGCCGACCTGTACAAGGTGGCATACGCGAAGGCGTTCGGCGTGCGGCCCGAGAACGTCGACAAGACCATGCGCCAGATCGGCAAGGTGATGGAGCTGATGCTGGCATATCAGGGCGGCGTGGGCGCCTTCCTGACCGGGGCCCTGACCTACGGTTTTGACATCGAGCAGATGGCCGAGGACGCCTATCCCGGCCTGCCCGACGATATTCGCGACGAGGCCAAGGGCATGTACGACTGGACGGTGCACAAGCGCCGCAGCACCTTCGGCCTGTCCGAACGCGCCTTCATCGTGTGCGACAGCTTCAAGCGTGCGTGGCGCCGCGGCCACACCGCGATCGAGGCGCTGTGGGGCGCACTGGAGGAATCCGCGATCCGCGCGACGCGCAGCCCGGGCACAACCGTGGACTGCGGCCGGTTCCGGCTGCGCCGCGACGGCGCCTGGCTGCGCATCCGCATGCCGTCCGGCCGGTTCCTCTGCTACCCGTCCCCCCAGGTCGACGACAGCGGCAGGTTCTCGTATATGGGCGTGAACCAGTACAGCCGCAAATGGACGCGGCTGCACAGCTACGGCGGCAAGCTCTTCGAGAACGCCTGCCAGTCGTTCGCACGCGACATCCTGGCCCACAACATGCCGGCTGTCGAGGCGGCTGGCTACCAGATCGTGCTGACCGTCCACGACGAAATCATCACCGAGGCGCCCGACAGCCCCGAGTTCAACGCTGCGCACCTGGCCAGCATCATGGCCACGCCACCGGCCTGGGCGCCGGACATCCCGCTGGCGGCGGCCGGCTTCGAAGCGTTGCGCTATCGCAAAGAATAAAGTGTTGACTGATTAATTTAGCGTTTGCTAATATACGCTCAACACCTCACCACCCGGTGGGAAACAGGGAGAACAGCATGGCAACCACGAACAAACTCACTTTTGCGCTGGCCGGCGAATTGGTCAGCGACCACCGCCGCGCCCGTCGAATCTGGCGCGACGCGATCCGCACCGGCAAGACGTGGCTCATCCCGCAGGCGCGCAATGTCGCCATCCTGCTGAAGCGGGCCGCCAGCGAGCGCGCCGCCGCCTAACCCCCACCCGCCCCGGTAGGGGCTAGGAGAACAGCATGCAAAGCAATCTGATCCTCACCGCCGCCCAGGCCAAGGCCGTATACAGCGCCATGTGCGCGCTGAACAACGTGGGCAACACCACCGGCACCGTCACCATCCCGAATGGCGAGCACCGGGACCAAACCGGGTCGCCGTCCGTCACCTGGCATTTCGCCGGAGTGATCGTCAGCACGAAGTACGTCGGCCCCAGCGAGCACTACGACAGCCAAGCCGCCTTCGCCGCCGCCTACGGCCTGCGCGATGCTCAAGATGCCACCGACCTGTTGGCCGCCCTGAATACCGCGCATATGGCCCTGACCGGCTACCTGCCCGCGCATCGCAATGCGGTCACCGACGCGGCCATCGAGACGTGCCGCGCAACCATCGCCCTCAACAGCGCCTGACCTTCCCCACCCGCCCCGGGTGCCGGGGCAAGGAGACCACCATGGCATGCCCGCGCTGCGGTAGCACCCAACTCTGGGACGACAACCTTTGGTGGGGTTGCGAGGACTGCGGTTTCGCCTCTAACGGCAGTGGCTCCCAGGGCGGCACCATGATCCTGGCGAAAGATAAACCGGGCCTGCCGCGCAGCCTCGACGAGGTGCGAAAGCTCGAAGAATGGCAGCGTACCAAACCTATTTTTTGATTCCCGCCCCGGGTGCCGGGGCCTCCTTTCGTCTGGATATTTAGCAATCAGTCAATTTTCAGTAGCAAACACCCCTACCCAAGGACCACACCATGAGCAACGACACCCGCATCACCGCGTTCAAAGGCTTCGACAGCAAGCTCGCTTGCCGCGGCTACCAGTACGAGTTGGGCAAGACCTACACCCACAAGGGCAAGGTCGTGCGCTGCGCCGACGGGGGCTTCCATAGCTGCGAATACCCGCTGGACGTCTTCAACTACTACGAGCCTGCCACCAGCCGGTACGCGGCCGTTGTGGCGCACGGCGCAATCGACAGGAAGGAAGGCGGCGACACGAAGTTGGCCAGCGGCAAGATCACCATCGAGGCGGAGCTCAATATTCCGCAGCTCATCTCGCGGGCCGTCGACTGGATCATGGCGCGAGTGGACAAGGCGAACGGTGCCACGGCGAGCGAGGAGCGATCCCACGCCAGCAACACGGGCGACTACTCGGCCGCCAGCAACACGGGCGACTACTCGGCCGCCAGCAACACGGGCAACCGCTCGGCCGCCAGCAACACGGGCAACCGCTCGGCCGCCAGCAACACGGGCGACTACTCGGCCGCCAGCAACACGGGCAACCGCTCGGCCGCCAGCAACACGGGCAACCGCTCGGCCGCCAGCAACACGGGCAACCGCTCGGCCGCCAGCAACACGGGCAACCGCTCGGCCGCCAGCAACACGGGCTACGGCTCGGCCGCCAGCAACACGGGCAACCGCTCGGCCGCCAGCAACACGGGCTACGGCTCGGCCGCCAGCAACACGGGCAACCGCTCGGCCGCCAGCAACACGGGCGACTACTCGGCCGCCAGCAACACGGGCGACGGCTCGGCCGCCAGCAACACGGGCGACTACTCGGCCGCCAGCAACACGGGCGACTACTCGGCCGCCAGCAACACGGGCAACCGCTCGGCCGCCAGCGTTTCCGGCAAGGATTCCGTAGCCATGGCGTCGGGGTATCAGGGGAAGGCCCGCGCCTGCGCCGGCAGCGCAATCGTCCTTTGCCACCGCGACGGCGATTTCAAGCTCGTGCACATCCGCAGCGCCATCGCCGGCCAGGACGGCGTCAAGCCCGACACCTGGTACCGCTTGAGCGCCGCCGGCGAGTTCATCGAAGTCCCCGACGACCAGGAGTAACGCCATGCCCGACCGCACCCCCACCACTGAAGACGAGTTCCCCCTGTTGCCGCCGCTCGGGCGCCTGGACGCAGCCTGCCTCACCCTGTGCGTGATGGTGGTGCTGGGCTGCCTGGGATACCTGGCGTTCGACCTGTTCAGCATGGTCCTATGCGATCGCTACGGAGTTTGCTATGCGTGAGTCCACCCTCGAACAGCACGCCGTCGCCATGTTCAAGGCGCAGGGCGACCTGCCCTACAAGTTCACCAGCCCGGGGCGGCGCAACGTGCCGGACCGGCTGCGCCTGCGCGCCATCCCGCCCGAGCACCAGGCCATCGTCGCGCGCTACGTCCAATTCATCGAGTTCAAGGCCACCGGCGAAAACCCCACCGCGGCGCAGGAGCGCGAGCACGCTCGCCTGCGCAAGCTGGGCTACCGCGTCGAGGTCGTCGACAACATCGCCGGCGTAGACGCGCTGGTCAGGGAGACATGGGAATGAGCGACACGAAACACGGCTGGGTCTCCCCGCGCGCAGACGGCCAGCGCGCCCGCTGCGGCGGTCCGGGTATCTGCACGACCTGCAACACCGAAGCGATGCACGAAAAGATGTTGACGGGCCTGTTTGGGGCGCCGGCGCCCCACGGCGAGCAGGCCGAGCGCGAGGCGGTCGACACAGATTCTTTCGACGACCCCAGCGCGCTCGCGGCTGCGGCCGATGCGCTGTCGGACGACACCAGCAACGATAACGCGCAGTTCGCCGCGGCGTATCTCTATCGACAAGCAAAGGCCCTCGCCGCCGCCGCCGCCGCCCCTGCATCCCCCGTATCCACGGTGGAGCAAGGGGATGCTTTGGCGCTGCTCGACCATCCGCTGTTGCGAGACGTGCTTGGGTATATCGAGGATGCGGGCCCGGCCGATGTGTGGAGCGCGGCACAGGCTTGGATGGCGCTGCGTGATGCAGCCCTTTCCGCCGCTCCCGCTGCTGGCGATGCGCGGGATGTCAATGCGCTTATGGCAGCCGAGTATCAGCAATGGATCGATTGGTATCACCAGGGCCGTGACTACGACAGCTTCCTCAAGGAGCGCTTGAATGCCGCCCAGCGGCAGGGGGATGCGTGATGGTAGACATCGACAGCCTCCGCGATATCACGCGGCAACGGTGGGGCCGCATCACGGCGTTCCGCCTGGGTCAGATTGCTGCCGAGTACCTAGGGCCGGCCGCCGCTGCGGCGAACCCCTACGGGCCGGGGCAGCACGCGCACCGCAACTATCTGGAGGGAGTCAGTTTCCACCAGGCCAAAGCCGCCCAGCGGCAGGGGGATGCAGCATGAGTAAGCGCCAAATTCTCGCAGCGGCAAAGCGCAAAGGGATCGTTTTCGACAGCGTGGAATACGGATGGGAGCCGACTCCCGGCGAAAGTGTCCCATGCTGGTCAATTTATGTATCCGAGTCCACCCAGGAGCTGATCGAGGTGGAACCGTTTGTACAGCACGAAAACACCGCAGAAGTTTTGGCGTGGTTGGATAGTCTTCCAACAGCCCAACGTAAGGGGGATGCGTGATGGGTGACATGGGCGATTTCTGGGCAGACGTGAAGCCGGCCTTGAAGGAACGCAGCCGGCAGAAACGAGCTGACAACCGCGAGCAGTCGGCGCGCATGCTGTCGGAGGCCGGTATTCAGTTCCATAGCAAGAACGATGGCGCGCATCTCATCGTCGCTGGGTACAAGGGCCACGTCTACGACTTCTGGCCTGGCACCGGCCTGTGGCGGATGCGCGGCAGCAGCAGGGATCACCGTGGTGTGCGCAGTTTGATTCGCGCCGCCCAGCCAGCACAACAGGGCGCGGGGGAATGAGCATGGCGGCCGCCGCCTACTACAACGAGATCGACCCTTACGCCGCCGACTGGCTTCGCAACCTGATCGCGGCCGGCCACATTGCCCCCGGCGACGTCGACGAACGCAGCATAGAGGACGTACACCCCGATGACCTTCGACCCTACACCCAGTGCCATTTCTTCGCCGGCATCGGCGTCTGGTCGTATGCCCTTCGGCGCGCCGGATGGCCTGACGATCGACCTGTTTGGACCGGTAGTTGTCCGTGCCAACCTTTCTCCGCGGCAGGCAAAGGAGGTGCGTTTGATGACGAGCGGCACCTCTGGCCGGCCTGGCACTGGCTCATCAGCCAGCGCCGCCCTCCAGTCGTCTTTGGCGAGCAGGTTGCAAGCAAGGACGCAGAACATTGGCTCGACCTTGTTTCGACTGACCTGGAAGCCTTGGGCTTTGTGGCCGCTGCTGTCGCGTTCCCTAGCGCGTCTGTCGGCGCACCCCATAAAAGAGATCGTACTTACTTCGTGGCCCACGCCCAGCAGCACCATCGTGGACGCCAAGCCCCAGCCGCCGATCATGACCGGCCGCAAGCCCACGGATCCGCAGATCGGACTGGCGGATGTGGCAGTACACCTTGCCGCCTGGGGCACGCCCACAGCGAGCGAACCGGGCGGGACGGGCGATCAGTACGTGGCCAGGTCGATAGCCAAGACCGGCAACTCGGCGCCCACGATGCTGACGCACCAGGTTGCGCTGGCAGGCTGGCCCACGCCGATGGCGGGCACGCCGGCGCAGAACGGGAACAACGCGGCGGGGAACAACGACAGCAGCCGGCGGACGGTGGAGCTGGCTGCCTGGCCGACACCGCGCGCGGCGGACGGCGAGAAGAACGTGCGGACGCTGGACGGGGCTTTGTCGGAGATCTCGCGCAAGGGATCGCCGCAGGACCTAGCCATGGCAGCGGCGATCTGCGGCCCGGCCCGGTTAACGGCTTCTGGGGAGCTGCTGACTGGCTGCTCTGCCGGGATGGAAAGTGGCGGCCAGTTGAACCCGGCACATTCCCGCTGGCTCATGGGGCTCCCGCCCGAGTGGGACGACTGCGCGCCTACGGCAACGCGATCAACGCGGTCCAGGCGCAAATCTTCATCGAAGAATGCATGAGGTGCATATGACCCAACAAGACGACATCACCCAGCCCGTGCTGACAGCCGAGCATCATCTGAACGAGTTGATGCGACTCACGCAGCCCTGGCCGAACGCCACAATCCCCTGCGCCACAGTTCGCTCGCATGTCGAGCAGGCGCTGTCCAAGCTGCGCGCCCCTGTAGCCGATGAGCGGGCGGCGTTTGAGACGAAGTTCCCAGTGCCCGTCCACTGCCAGTGGATAGGCAGCGGCTATGCCGCCACCGAGTATCACGCCTGGGACGCCCACAAGCACAAGAATCGCTGGGAAGGCTGGCAAGCCCGCGCCGCCCTGGCAAGCGCCCCTGTAGCCGCGCCGGTGGCGTGGGTACTCAGCGATGCAGAGTCGCTCGCCTGGGCTGATCGGCACGACCTCGAAGCCATCCTAAAGCACCCCAGCACCGCCAGGGCCGCTATCGACGATGCGCGAAGCATGCATCTGCTAAACGCCGATCACGGGGCAAGCGCACCTGTAGCCGATGAGCGGGCGGCGATCCAGCACCATGTAGACCTGGTGAAGGCATACGGGGATCAGCTTTACTGCAAGGCGTCGGCATCAAGCCCGGTGGACAAAAAATCGTGGAGCAAGTCCGCTGAAAGGGTGTTGTCCAATATCGCGGAGAACTATCGCGCCGCCCTGGCAAGCGCCCCTGTAGCCGGGGAGGCGGTAAAGCAGGCTTTGGGGCTGGTAGATGAGTTGCGAAAGTCGGCTTTCGAGCGTGGTGTTTGCCCGGACAGCGGCGCTTGTCATCACGGTTGCGTCAGGCAGTGCGCTCGCCAGCACGAACTAGGCTGCGTCCCGTTGGGGGTGTCCGGGCTGGGCGATGACTGGAAACTGGACATCGAGCGCCAAGGATGCGCCCCTGTAGCCGGGGAGGCGCAGCCCAACGACGCCGACCTGGACAAGCTGTACAGGGAGACGGTAACGGAAGGGCCGGAGGTCGATACCCGGTGCTGGGAAAACCCCCATCGCCTCTACGCTCGTGCAGTGCTGGCCCACTATGCCGCGCCCCAGGCCAGCGCCGATCTCCGGCAATACACACACGCCGAAGTGTTTGGGCCGATGGAAAGCGCTTGGAATGCGGCACTGGAAAAAGCGGCCGGAATCGTTGGTGGTAGCCGATGGTCGAACGCTGACATGCATGTTTCGGCCCTGATCGCGGAACACATCCGCGCCCTCAAGCAGCCCCAGGCGGCCACGGGTGGAGGGGCGAATACGGTAAACGGCAAAGAGTTTTCGGAATTCGCGAATAGCGAAAACGCCGGCTCCGGGGATTGCGCGATGGGTGCGGGGGATGAGGCGATGCGCGATGCACTCGAAATGTTGATCCGCGAGGCTCAAGCCGTCGCAGATGACCACCACCGGCCACGCTATACAAGGCTGGATGAAGCAATCCAGTCGGCCCGCGCCGCCCTTTCTGCCACCCAGCCCGAACAAGGGGAACGCGATGCCTAGCACCACTACCCTCATCATCCTGACCATGCCGAAGGGACATGCGCGGCCTGGCCCTAGTGAATCAGATTGCCAGGCGCAGGCGGCGACCTTCGACCCGGCAACCGCGCCGCGCGACCAACAGTTCAAGTACGCCGCGTGCGTCCCGGTCTTGCACCCCAAACCGGCGGCATCCGCCAACCCGGGCGACAACCCGGGCGACAACCCGGGCCTGCAAGCTGCGGCCGTGATGATCATCATTGGCATCGTGGTACTGCTGGCCGTCCTGGCCCTGGAGAAGTCGGGAGGCGCAAAACCGTGACCGCCCGCCACGCCTTCACCGCGCGTCCCTATGGCGCGCTCATCACCAACCACATCCTGGACGTGGCACGCTGCGGCGTGTGGGCCGGCATGGGCATGGGAAAAACCGTGTCCACACTCAACGCCCTGGACCTGCTGGAACTAGCCGAGCCGGGCCCGGCGCTGGTGTGCGCGCCGCTGCGCGTGGCGCAGTCGACCTGGCCGGACGAGGCGGCTAAGTGGCGGCACCTGCGAAACGTTGCCGTTACGCCTATCGTCGGGGACGTGAAGGCCCGCGAGCGCGCCGCGCTGCGCGCCTTCGATTTCTCGGCCAGCATCTTCACGATCAACTACGAGAACTTGCCCTGGCTGGTGGACCTGCTAGAGCGCTGGAAACGGCCCTGGCCGTTCCGCAAGATCGTGGCCGACGAGTCCACCAAGCTCAAGGGCTTTCGGCTGCGGCAAGGCACACAACGCGCCCGGGCGCTGGGCCGCGTGGCGCACAAGCATGCCGCGCACTTCGTCGAGCTGACCGGCACGCCGTCGCCCAACGGGCTGCAGGATCTATGGGGCCAGGCCTGGTACCTGGATCAGGGCCAGCGGCTGGGCCGCACGTTCGACGCGTTCCGCCAGCGCTGGTTCCGGCCGACCTTCGATGGCTACGGCATCGAGCCGCAACCCTTCGCCCAGGAGCAGATCGAGAATGCCATGCGCGATCTATGCCTGTCCCTGGACGCGCGCGACTGGTTTGACCTGAAAGAGCCGATCGTCAATATGATCCGCGTCGACCTGCCGACCAAGGCCCGCGCGCTGTACGACGACATGGAAAAGGCCATGTTCGCCCAGATCGGCGAACACGAGGTCGAGGCATTCAACGCTGCGGCCAAGACGATGAAGTGCCTGCAGTTGGCCAACGGCGCCGCGTACGTCGGCGAGGACGGCTCGCAGTGGACCGAGGTGCACGACGTCAAGCTGCAGGTGCTGGACGAGATCATCGAAGAGGCGGCCGGCATGCCGGTGCTGGTTGCCTATCACTTCAAGTCCGACCTGGCGCGCCTGTTGAAAGCGTTCCCCAAGGGCCGCCAGCTCGACAAGGATCCACAGACGCTGCGCGATTGGAACGCCGGCAAGATCCCGGTGCTGTTCGCCCACCCGGCCAGCGCCGGCCACGGCCTGAACCTGCAGGACGGCGGCAACATCCTGGTGTTCTTCAGCGTGAATTGGAACCTCGAAGAGCACCAGCAGATCATCGAACGCATCGGCCCCACGCGCCAGATGCAGGCCGGCCACGACCGGCCAGTCTTCATCCACTACATCCTGACGCGCGACACGGTCGACGAGATCGTGCTGGCGCGCATCGAAACCAAGCGCGAGGTGCAAGACCTCCTGCTGGAAGCCCTGAAAAGGAGAGCATGACCATGGCAAAAATGAAAGTTACTCTCCCGCCGCTTGCCGTCGCCCAGGCGACTGACGTCGTCAACCACCCGGCCCACTATACCGCCGGCGGCATCGAGTGCATCGATGCGATCGCCGCGGCAACGACTGGCCTGGAAGGTATCGAGGCGGCCTGCACCGCCAACGCCCTCAAGTATCTATGGCGCTGGAAGCGCAAGAACGGCCTCGAGGACCTGCGCAAGGCCCGCTGGTACATCAACCACCTGCTGGGGGACAACTGATGATGGCACACGCAGCCCAACACCAAGCACCGGCCGCGGCGCCGAAGCTGCTCTACCGCGTGCATGAAGCGACCGAGGCCCTGGGCCTGTCGGTGGCAACGATCTACCGCATGTGTAGCCGCGGCGAGCTGGTCAAGCGCAAAATCGGCAAGACCCGCGCGGTAGGCATCACGGCCGAGTCTGTGAATGCTATGCTGGCGCGCATGTCACAGCCGGTCACCGAAGAGGCCGACGAACCCAGCACCCCCTCGGTGGGTAGCTAA